TGGCTCTACGCCATGTATCTGCTGGTCACGGCCCGCAAGGGTATCAGCAGCCTGCAACTCGCAAAGCAGATCGGCGTCACCCAGAAAACCGCGTGGTTTATGCTGCAACGCCTGCGTGAGGCTTGCGGAAATGACCCGACCAAACTGGCGGGAATTGTCGAGTGCGACGAAACCTATGTCGGCGGCAAAGAGGGTGCGAAGCACGAGGCGGACAAGCTGAAAATGGGGCGTGGCACTGTCGGAAAGACGGCTGTGATCGGGATGCGCGAAAAAGGCGGGCGCACCAAGGCCAGCGTCATCAAGGACGCCGGGGCCAACTCGATCCACCGAGCCGTGCATTCCGGCGTCGAAACCGGATCGACCCTGCACACCGACGAACACGGCGGATATGTCGGCCTTGAAGGGCTTTTTTACGCCCATGAGAGGATCAACCACAGCGCGGGCGAGTATGTCCGCGACGGCGTGACAACCAATGGTATCGAGAGCGTTTGGGCGGTGATGAAGCGCGGCCTGCATGGGGTCTATCACCATGCCAGCCCCAAGCATCTTGATCGCTACGTCGCCGAATTTACCTTCCGGCTCAACGATGGAGCCGTGCAGCGCCACACGCTTGACCGCCTCGCCAGCATGTTTTCCGCCGCCATCGGGCAACGCCTGACCTACAAGGATTTGATTGCATGAAAAACGCTAACGATATCAAAGCGCCTGACGGGTATCTTTTAGGTGGAAGACGCCTTGTTAGAAAAGACGGAACGATTTTGTTTCAGCGTGGTTATTGGCAAGCCCAGAAAGATTGGGCTGGGGAAATGGTTTGGGTTCATGAACACTGGCTTTATCTTAGTTATGGGAAAGAGACCCTTGTGTTAGAGGCCGCACCGCCCGGTGAACACATTTACTCTGCACGAATGTCGCGCACTCAAATCATCTGTGAGCGGACAGGGAGACCGGACGCCAAACCGGCGTTTCGTCGCGCCGAACACAAAGCGTGGGCCGCGAGAATGTCAGAGCCGTCCACCACTTTGGCTTGCAAAGAGTGCGGTGGGGATACTCACGCCCACGAGGCCGCTTGCGTTCACTGCGGAACAGCAAAGGAGTGGGCCGCATGACAAAAATACTTGCTGCGCTGGACACAATAACCTCCGCTGTTTTGTCATACCGACCCGCCGATAAGGGGCATGCTGCGGCCAAGATTGAGCGCCGCGCGAAGGAAGCGGAAGCCCAAGAAAAGAAAGGCAATCACGATGATAGGTAGTCATGTATATAATTCCCTAAAAAAAGTTACGCATGGCGCATCTGACCCCTTGCAATCACCATCCGCATAGCGTATATATAAGTCATGGGCAGGGAAGCCCCACGGGATGGAGAGAGAGATGACCGCGACTTCCGCCTACTCCGCCTATTACATGGGGAGAAACGATTACTGGAATGAGTTCCCCGCCGAACCCAACCGCGCCGGCGAGTTTGCTGCTGACTATCGTCGCGGATACCGGGACGCCAAGGCAGAAGATGGTCTGGATAAAGACACTGAGTGGGATAATGACTGACGGAAACAGGAAATTCACAAGTGCCAGCCTGAGCGATGCGGCTCGTCTGCTGGATGACCTGGCCAAGTGGTTTGAGTCATTTGGTAATTACACCAGGGCGGACGATGCGCGCAGGATGTCAGACGGAATCAGGCTTTATCTTAACGACATATCAGAGGATTAGGGATGACCCCCGCCGAATTTCGCGACGCCCGTCGATCTCTCGGCCTGACACAACGTCAGGCCGCAGAGGTTTTAGGCTATGGCGCCCAGACCAGAATTGCCGAGATTGAGGCCGGGCGCCGCAATCCGGGCGAATCCGTCATCCTGCTATTGCGCGCCTATCTCGCCGGATACAGGCCGAGCGATTGGCCGGGCAAAACATCTTGACGTTAAAGCAACTCCGCATATGATGCTGGCAGCGCCACGGTTATATCCCGATGGCGTAGCTGCTTTCTGGCGGTGTGTCGAATGATGGGGACATAGGCAATAACGCGGCGTGGCCCCACAGCAAGGTCGCCGCAGGCACACCCCCAGAGCGCGGAACAGTGGCGGCCTATAGTGAGACCCGCCGCCACGCGGGCCGGGTGAGTTGATCGCATCCGCCGCGCTCACCATGTCGGGGTAGAGAAGCAGTAAACTCACTGGCCTCATAAGCCGGAGACGCGGGTGCAAATCCCGCCCCCGCAACCAATCACGTGCAGGCTTCGGCCTAGCACCAGCCCCGCAAGGGCGCTTCCGTGGGGCGCGTCACGTTAACCGCGCATCATCACACAGGATTGCCATGACAAAGAAAGTCTCGCCAATCAGCGCGGCAATCATCAAGGAAGCATCCGCTAAGCGCGCGGACGCACTTCGGAGGCTCGCCGACAAATGACGCGCTACCGTCGCGGCCCTATCCGGGCCACTGCATCCTATTCCGATTGGGAAGGCGAGACACGCGGTGACACGGTATTCGACGATGGCGCATGGAGCGAGGACCAACCCACCGGCATTCTCACCCCTGACGGGGAGATGATTTTCCGTCGCGGCAATCGCATCGGCTTTGACCTGGGATTCGAGGACTGAACATGGGAACGCTAAACTACACCCTTGGCGGCTATTGCAAGGACGGCGCCCGTTCCGTCATGTCAACCCGCCCCCGCATATCGGACAGCTATTCCACAAGCACGTCCGCAACCAACGTTGAGGATGGCTCCGGGGATATCTCGGCCCGCGCCGGTGAAATCTTCCGCTGCACCATTTCCGAAGCCGCATGGATTGCATTCGGCGGCAGGACAGCGACGGTCGGCAATGACTTCTATATGTCTGCGGATCGTGAATACGAGTGGGAAATCCACCCCGGCGACGACGGCACGATTTCAGTCATCGACGTCGCTTAACACCAGGGAGGCCAGCAACCCGAAAGGGACTGGCGCAACTGATGGCAGAGCCTAAACAAGGAACCAATACGGGCAACCGTGGCAAAGGCCGCCCAAAAGGCTCACCGAACAAGACGACCACAGCGCTCAAGGAAGCCATTCTCATTGCGGCGACTACGCACGGCGAGGATGGCGCCGGCGCCGGTGGTCTTAGCGGCTACCTCCTGAAGGTGGCGCGCGAGGACATCAAGGCATTCTCCGGGCTACTCGGCCGCGTCCTTCCGCTCGACGTTAACGCGAATGGCAGCTTCACGGTGACGCTGCCCAAGGACGTCGGCAAGCTTTGACCTTCGAACTCAACCCCGGCCAGCGCCGGGCGATGGACGAACTGCTTACGCAAGGCAAGCGGTTCAACCTGCTTTACGGTGGGTCGCGCTCGGGCAAGTCGTTCCTGCTCTGCACATGCACACAGGACAGGGCGTTGTTCGCCGCCAATTCGCGGCACCTGATTGTGCGCAAGGAAATGACGGCCGCCAAGGCTTCGATTGCGCGGGACACATTCCCGAAGGCCTGGAGCCTGCGGTATCCCGATGTTCCGGCGCCGGAGTGGCACGAGAAAGACGGGCTGGAGGTGTGGATTGGCGGCCTGAACGACGACAAGGCGGTCGAAAAGATGCTCGGCCGGGAATACGCCACCATTCACGGTGAAGAGATTAGCGAGTGGCCGTATCACTGGTTCACGCTTCTGCGTTCTCGCCTTGCCCAGGTATGCACGGCGCTTGACGGGTCCGAACTGAGCCAACGCTTCTATGGCTCGCTCAACCCCACGACGCGGATGCACTGGACCTATCGCGACCTATCGCCTCTGGCACGAAGGGATTGACCCGCAAGACGAAGTGCCCATCGACCGGGCGCAGTATGGCTACCATGTAATCAACCCCTACGATAACATGGCGAACCTGAGCGGGGATTACCTCGCGGACCTCGAAAGCCTGCCCGAGCGGCAGAAACGCAGGTTCCTTCTCGGCGAATACACCGCCGACGACGAGAACGCGCTATGGAGGCGCAGCTACTTCAGGCGGTCCGTTCTCAGGGAAGACGGCGGCTGGCCGATCAAGATGAATCGGATTGTGGTCGCTGTTGACCCTGCGGTGACAAGCCAACCCGGTTCCGACGAAACGGGCATCATTGCCGTTGGTCTTGGCGCGGATGGCATGGGCTATGTGCTTGCGGACGAAAGCGGCCGGTATCGCCCGGAGGAATGGGCGCGCCGGGCTGTGAGCCTGTATCGCACTCTGGATGCTGACCGCATCATCGGCGAGGTGAACAACGGCGGCGACCTCATAGAGTCCGCCATTCGCGCGCAGGCTACGGACGTGCCTTACAAGGCGGTTCGGGCCACCAAGGGCAAGGCAACCCGCGCCGAGCCTGTGGCGGCGCTGTATGAGCGCGGCAAGGTCTTTCACGTCGGGCAGTTTCCCGAGCTTGAGGACCAGTGCTGCGCCGTGACTGTAGGTTTCGACGGCAAGGCGGCCGGGTGGTCGCCAGACAGGGTTGATGCGCTCGTGTGGGCGATCACCGAACTATTCCCCGCGCTTTCGGCAAGGAGCATGACCATGGACGACCTGCCGAAGCCGCAGTTCAGCATGATTTGACGCCATGAAAGACAGCTTGAAAGCCGATATCGGGCGCGTCATCAAGAACGCCCAGCAATGGGGTGCGTCCGAAATCCGTGGCGACCTCTTCGACCGCTACATGGGCGAACCCTACGGCGACGAAGTTGAGGGCCGCTCCAGGTTCGTATCTACGGACATCGCCGATGCGGTTGAGGCCATCCTCCCCGATATCATGGACGTGTTTACCTCCTCGGAGGGTCTGATCGAGTTCCAGCCGGTCGGCCCGGAAGATGAGCACGCCGCCAAGCAAGAGACGGCGGTTGTCGAGCACATATTCTGGCAGAAAAACAACGGTTTCGAAATCCTCTACACGTGGTTCAAGGAAGCGCTGATCCAGCAGAACAGCTACGTTGAGCACGGGTGGGTCGAAAAGCGACGGGTTGAGATCGAGGAATACGAGGGCCTCACTCCTGACGAGTTGATATCCATCCTGTCGGAGAAAGACGAATACGAAATCCTCGAAAGCAGCGGCGACGAGGCAATCAACGTCAAGCTGCGCTGCACTTCGATGGACAAGCGGTATGAAGTGACATGCTTCCCGCAAGAGGAGTTCTTTCTTACTCCCCGCTGGCACAAGGTCTCGCTCGAAGGCATCCCGTGCTGTGGCAGGCGCCGGGAAATGGAACGTGGCGAATTGCTCGCGCTCGGGTTTTCCAAGGCCAGTATCGCCAAGGCGTTCGAGGAAAGCGAAGAGCAGCAGACGGATGACCGCTTCAACACGCGGGACAGCCAGGAAATCGAGGAAGAGCACGGCGACGAATCGACCGAACGGGTGACGGTATACCATGCATTCGTCCGGGCCGACATTAACGACGACGGGCATTCCGAGCTTCTGGAGGTATGGGCATACGGCGATGGCTCCACCGTTCTCGAATGGGCCAATGGCAAGGATGCCATTGACGAAGTGTCGGCCATCCCGATTGTCTGCCTGACCCCGTATATCGTGCCGCACCGGCACATTGGCCGGTCGGTCGCGGAATTGGTGGACGATATCCAGCATGTCAAGAGCGTGCTTCTGCGTCATACGCTGGACAACCTGTATCTGACGAACTACGCCCGCCCGCATTTCGATGAGAACGCGGCCGGGCCGAATACCTACAAGGACCTCGCCAATCCGGCGCCCGGCTCCCCGGTCAGGACGGGTGGCGCGGAAATCATCTATCAAATGCCGCCTTCGGTGATCGGCACCACACTGCCTCTCGTGGAGAAGTTTGACGACCTCAAGGAGACTCGCACGGGGGCAACGCGCTACAATCAGGGTCTGGACGCCGAGTCGCTGAACAAAACGGCAACAGGCATCCAACAAATCATGAACGCTTCCCAAAAGAAGACGCTCCTGATTGCCCGGACCTTCGCCGAGACAGGGTTGCGCGACCTGTTCCTCGGCATTCACCGGCAACTCCGCTCGGGGCCGCTCAAGGAAATCGCCATCAAGCTGCAAGGCGAGTGGGTCGCGGTCAACCCGAGGGTATGGCGGGACCGCACGGACATGACCGTGGGCATTGGCAACAATTCCCGCGAGCAACGGCGCCAGGGCATGATGCTTCTCGGGCAGGTCCAGCGCGAGTTGATGACTGCCGGGAGCCGGATGGTCAACGAAAAGAACGTCTATAACCTGACCGCGCGGATGATGGAGACATTCGGTTTCAAATCCATCGCCGATTACATGTCGGACCCCGAAAAACTGCCGCCTCCGCCCCCGCAACAGCCGGGGATGCAGGAGCAACTGGCCATGAAACAGACGCAAATCATGGAGTTGCGCAATCCCGCGCGGCGAATGACAAGATGAAAATCGAGGCCGACCACCAGTATCGGATGGCCGAATTGACGCTCAAGGCGCAGGAAGCCAAGCGGAAAGAGGCTGAGACGGCCGGTAAAATGCTGACCGACGCTGAAACGCTCGACCTGAAGCGCAAGGAAGCGGTCATGAAGGATGATCTGGCCCGCGATCAGATGGCCAAGCAATCGGAATCTGCGGTCGATTATGGCGAGGTCTGAGAGGATCGCGGCCATATTGGCTGATGAGGACTTCCAATGGGCAACCAAGCGTCTTGAGGCGCAGTTGACCCGGAAGGTGATGGCGTTAGCGACGACCCATGAGGACCGCGAGACGGCATTGCACACGTATCACGGACTGCTAGCCGCGCTCGCCGCGCTACGCAGCGTGGCATCTGAGAAAGAGGAATCCCCGTGACCGANNAACGAGGCTGTCGAGCGGCTTTCTGAACAAGAAGACGCTTCCGACGAACCCGTGGCGATTGAAGAGACCGAAGGGACTGGCGACAGCAACCCGGAGGAAACCGAAGTTGAAGCGGCGGCCGAGACCGAAGAGCCGGAAGACCCGGAATTCGAGGTCGATCTAGGCCAGGGCAAGCAGAAGTTGAAACTCTCGGACTTGATCCGGGGCAACTTGCAGAACGCCGACTACACCCGCAAGACGCAAGCCCTCGCAGAGGAACGTCGCGCGGCTGAGAAGGCGATTGCGGAGACCGCCCAACTCCGCGAGCAGCTTTCGGAATCCCT